CTACATCTATCTTTCACAGCATCAATCTGTGCATCAGTCATTTCTATCAGGTCGTTACTACCTGTTAGAATTAAAGGTCGTCTCACTGCCATAATTTATACCCATGGGTTAGTTGCGAATGTTGCTGCGCTATCGTGATCAAAAATTGCTGGTCCGTATATTTTTCTTACTTCACCACCACCTGAATTGAATATTTTTAGAACAGTCACGGCTTCAAATTTAGCACCAAAGATTGATGAATCTAACATATGATTAGAATCGATTTGATTGTCTGCAATCATATGATTTAATACATCGCCTGAATCTAGTGCTATATCTGGAATCATATCTGAGTCAACATTACCATCACTATCTACGATTCTGTTAATAGCATCTACAAGAGTTAAGAATGTGCCGGCCGATTCTTTATAATTAAGATCTGCCTGGCGACCCATATCACTGTCAAGAGAATTTATAGATGATACTGTATTACTATCACCACCTGATGTATCGAGTAACGCTGTATCTCCTACTTGTAACGCTAACGTGTTTGTCTTTACACGAAAACTGTTAATAGTATCTGTGAGATTTACCTGAATAATAGCCATTTTATAACTTCTCTTTTATGGTTAATAGCAACTCTTTTATATCTGACATATCTTCTTTTAACATTTCAACATCATCTATTAGTTGCTTTTTTCTTTCTTCCTCTTGGGCCATTGCGATCTTACGTGCCTTAGCTGCCCGTATTTCTGTTTTATTTATATTCAATATTGCACCTGATCTTGGATCTCGTGCTAGTCCTGGTTTTCCCTCGACTGGTATCATGTAGCCATCGCTATAGCTCGTAAATCTCTAATGACTGGCACTTTACATGAGTTATTAGATCTAAATACGATCTTAAGTTGGAATGCAGTAAACGCATCGCTTGTACCACCTTGGCCACCAGGTAAATATGAATATTCTCTAAATACATCTGGATTGTCATCAGTCGGCACAGCCTCTTCTTTATTCAACGGTGAATACTGAGCAGTCAATACCGAATCAGTAGCACCATCATGTACTCGCATTAGAACATCAAAGTCTGTACCTGATGGACGATTAGCTGCTATGAGTATTTTCATTCCAACAGCTTCTTCTGCAAGTTGAACTGGTATCGTAATATGTTTAGATAACATAGATCCATTACCTAATGCATCAGTTTCTGCAACATAATTCAACGGTACATTTTTACCTGTTGTTACTACAGAAGCCTGATCATCAACCATATTATGAGTCAATGTAAGAGATGTTCTTTGTGTATCAACAATAGGTGATACTTTTGTAGATAATGTATCAAGTTTAACTCTATACGTAGTTGACTTTACACCTGCCGCTAAGTTAGCTACTTCGTTTACACTGTTTGCAACCATCTTAGGAAATTCAAAACCAGTTAAAGCATTGTTAGTTACTGGAATCCAATTAGCATCTTTACCATATGTGGTTTCTGTTCCTGCTAATGAATTACCAGATATAAATTTTGCTTGATGAGTTGTTAACGTTTTAGGCGGCACTAGAGTTTCGATAATAGGATATACAGCATCGAACATATAGTTCGGAATGATTGATACGGCATCACCGCCACCAAATACAGTAGATGTTGCCGCTGCTCCGGCTGTGAATCTAAATCCATATCCATCAACAGCTGTTATGGTTCTATTACCATTTAAGTTATTTGCTGTAATACCACCAGTAGCCGTAGCTCCACTAATCATTACTAGATCGCCGACTCTAAGTCCATGACCTAACGCTTGAGCTTCAACTGTAGTAGATGCATTAGTAGTTAATAATCCATCAGTATCTAAAATAAACTTAGGTACTTCTCTGTTTTCAAGGATTGCATATGATGTTGCGGTTGAAAATTCTGCACGTTGAATTGTAAATGTTAAATCACGTTCTTGATCTGGTGTCCATGTTCGTGCATTTTGTGATAAGAACATAGAACCAAGAGAAGGCTGTTTTGTAACTCTTGCTTCAGTAGATCCTAGTACTAAATCTCCAGCACGTGCAACATATACATTATAAGCCGTTGTATCAGCAAGTAGAACAATACAATATTCTGTATTACCGTTAAGATATACAGGTTCATCAAATTCAAAGTCAGTAATTGCTGTTGCATCAGTACTAACATTTACATTCGAAGGTGATAATACTTTTGTACCATTTGGCACAATATCATCTGATGATGGTATACCATTTACTGTTGGACGTATTTGACATGCAACAGGTACGACAGTATCTTTAGTTTGAAATCTTACACCAATCTTTGTGATGAATACACCTTCTTCTTCGTCTACCATGAATGACTGCGCTAGTGGGTCGACCCTACGACGGCGCCGGCGGTTTTCTGTACCACCGATAGTAACTACTCGTGTATTGTTATATTCACGTTGCCGCGTCTCTAAAATACCTGTACTAGTAAACGGTACTGTTGCAATCGATGTTGCATTATTATCATTAGGTAAACTAATATCAAGTAATTTAAATTCTCGTGTACCTGATCTAAATCTTTCTGTAGATGTAGAAGGTAAAAAGAATGAACCAGATACAAATCCTTCATTATTGGTTGTTAAAGTTGAACTGCCTGAAGGGTGTGATGTTGCTCTAGCATGTTCAGTACCAAAATCAGTATTATCATTTGCTACACGTTGGAATGTTTCTGCTCTTACCCAATTTGCAACTGGTTTATTATCAAAAAATGCAAATACTTGAGTATTTGGTTTTAATCCAAATGCACGGAAGTATATTTTACGTGAACGCATATATGGAACAAATACCTGATCGATTAGATGATCACGTACCAATACACGATCTGAACGATCACCAATAACTCTATCTGTTTGAGTTACTCTGTCTCTACCTTGATCAAATGTTCGTGTTCCAACTACTTGACCCATACGTAAATTAACTTGTTGTCCTGTCCAGTTAAAGATAAAATCATTAAATAAAAGTGGTCGTTGAGAAGTAGATGGAATTACACGTGTCTGCTGTGGATTATCTTTATCTGCAAGATATCTGCGTTCAACCCAACTATCTGATGTTGGTGATAATTCTAATAAGCCTTCATTTATAACAACAGCAAATGGGTTAATATTTTCTGTTTCTGTTGCTTTATCTTGTACAATATAATCTACATGTGAATATGTCTTATATACTGTATCGCCTTTTAGTATTGTATTAGTAGATTTATCTGAATCATACTTAAGGTTAATATTATTTTGAGCTTGCCATGGACGTACAACTTTTTCTACTAAGTCAATACCAGCCTGATAATTCTCATCTTCTACAAATGAGCGTGATTGATCTACAAAGTTATCAACAAAAAAACCGGCTTTGAGTCTGTTATTATTGTTTGCATCAAGTACGGCTAAAGTTTCAGTTGATACTTCAAGTAGGTTAAGAGCTGTCGTCTCTTCGAGATTATCGATACGGCTTTCTAATTTACCGATATCTGCCATTGTAAATCGTTTTGCAGGTATACGTTCTTTGCTTAGATCAGAATCGTGAATCGTATATGGATTCATCTCAACTCTATATAGTTCCATAGAGTTTGCAGGAACAGGTGGGAATTGAGGATTGAGATCTGGTTCAGATTCTAATACGCTTACATTATTGAATCTGTCAATAACAACTCGTGCATTCTTACCTTGATAGTATGATACATCAAATTGTGTTGTATCTCTATCACGTGGTAGTTCGTTAATACGTGCACCAGTTGAGAAATCACCTGGGAATGTAGAACCTGGATTTACAGATGAACGAAAGTCTAATACATTACGTAACTCATATTTAATACCATTCGTTGCTGTATAAGTTGGAATATCGTTATAATCCACTTGACCTGTATATGAGTTAACCGCAAAGAAATCACCACCAGCTTGGTGTGCAAAATACTTATATCGTATGAATATATTACCAGCCGGTGTTGTTTGACCTGGTTTTTTCTGCATTTTACCACGTTGATAATGAGTATCACGTTGACCATTATCTAATGTATATCGAGGCATAACGCTTGTGCCATCTGAATCTACTGTAGTCAATCTTAAGACTTCATGAATATCAGGAAAATTAAGTTCTAAGTGACCATCTGCATTTGCAGTTACAGTCTCAGTTGTTTCTGTTAAAACTTTGTTTCTTACTGATGCCTGTGCTTTATTGACAAAATAAGCAACATTGACTGTTGCGTTGTTATGAGATGTGCCAATTTGAGCAGCTGTACCACCATTACCACCAGAAATAATTGATGGAGCAAATGCATTACCACTACTTGGGTTAGCACCTATCCATAAATCATCATCAGCAAATGTTTCACCTGGTGATGACAATGCAGTCAGAGTACCTTGACCAGAACCGTTTGTTGTTACATTTTCTCTACGTTGTACAGTTAATGAAATATCTGATATAGCCTGTGGTCTATCATTGGGAACAGGAAATAACATTACGTCGTTTGCAGTTTCTCTAAATGCCGCTTGGCTATTATCTAGAATGACATTGAAATAGTTCGTACCACTTGTACCAATTGAACGAGTACTTTGCCTGTTATTACCTGGAGTCATTTGTAAGTCAAAGAGATAAATTCTATAATTAGAACCATCTTCTGTAATTGATCTTACACGCGCAGTACCAATAGTAGAACCACCATGATTTGTAGCACTACGTAAATTTAATTTTTCAAAGACACTAATGTTAGGTATGCCTCTATTACCAGTAACTTCTAAATAGTTACCATAGTCAACTGACACGACATTATTATTAGACGAAATAGTTGTACGTGGTTTAGAAACTGGTATACTAAGCGGAGCATCTACGATAGATCTATATCCATCTACATATGCAACTCCTCTGCTTACTTTATAATCGAGCTTTGTATTATCTGAGTCATTTGTTTCGAATGCTAGTTCAAAACGTTTTGCAATATAATTACCAGACTCTTCTTGTGTTCGTAATGCAAGAATATCATTTACTTTATTATAGTCTTCTATACCTGTAACTTGTGTAGCAATCGCACCGTTTTGTATCTTTGCCACATACACAAAGTTATCACTAGCAGTCAAATCAGCCTTATTAGCAATAGTTAGTGTTATACGATATCGATCAGCGCCTGGACTTGAAGTATTAGGCGATACTCCTTGATTATCAAACAATGCGCTTGTATCAGCGGTTGTAACAATATCTTCTGTTACTTTAAAACCTATAGTAGCATCTGGATTGCCGGTATATTTAGAAAGAATAAAGCTTTGAGCTTTTGCAAATACAAATCTATCGATTGCAAAGAAATCACCAGATGCAATCGAAACTTTAGTACCGACGCCTGTACATGGATTTGCCACTGTATCTGTAACCTGTACTTGTACTGTAGCCGGACCACCCGTTAGAGTTTCACCCGCACTCACACGTACGGGAGTAGTACCTGCTGTACCACCTGTTGTAGATGTATATCTAACAAATAATGTGGGTGGATCTGATCCTTGAGCATCTATTGCTTCTAGAACTTCCATACCAATAGAATTTGTACCAGATGTAAGTGTCGCGCCTACAAAATTACCAGATGGTAATGCTGCATCTTGAAGTTTTACAAACTCATATGCGTTATTGACATTTACTGAACCCGGATTAACGGCCGCACCTTGATTAAATAAGTGTTTACCCAATCTGCCTATTTCAGCTTGAGTAATCGTTTGCATTTGTGTCAGCTCACGTGCTTGAAGTGCCCGTCCTGAATTAAAGAGAATTCGATGATAGTTTGCACTATC